CGCCCCCAAACCCCCCACAACGCGCCGCAAGGGCCTGGGCGACACAACCCTGCTTCACCTGCGCCTGACCACCACACAAGCCGACTGGCTTCGCTCCACGGCCAAGCGCGAAAGCATCTCCATCGCCAGCGTGGTAAGGGGGATGATTGATGCGGAGCGGGTGGAGGATGAGGACCCGGCACGACGAGGTGACCGAATGACCCGCCCAAAGCCAACCAAACGCCCCCAGACCGTCTCGACAAGCCTGACCGATGCCCAATATGGGTGGCTTGTGTCGCAAGGCCCCAACGTGGCTCACACGCTGCGGGTGCTGGTCCAGCGTGAGGTTCAGTGGGCTGCCGACCAAGCAGAGCGGGCCAAGGGTGTGCCTGTCGGGCCTCTGGCGGTGCTTGCTTGACCTCCCCCACCAGCTAGGGCATGGTGCCTCTGTCGGACCAGTGAGTAGGTCTTCGCGGATCGAAAACACTGACATGGCTCCCGCGTCTCCCCGGTTCGAGAGCCAACAGGATCGCCACTCGAAAGGGTGGCTTTTTTGTTTCTGGTGTGGGAGGGTCTGATCCGTAGGGTACTAGTCAAAAGTACGACGTGAGGCCGGGTCAAACCCCACAGCCAAAAACCCATCTGCAGATGGTGCCTAAGCTGGGTCTCGAAGTCTGGGTGCAAGTCCCGGGTGCCCTGCCAGTGCAGCCTCAACCACTGCTCGTGAGCCCCGTCCCTGCAATTCCGCAGTGGCGGGGTTCGGCTTTTGTGGTGGTTGTGGAACCGTGCCAAGATTGCTACCCTAATCACGTGGATTCCAAGCCTCTCCGAGACGAACGCGGTCGACTGCTACCAGGGCAGTCGGCAAACCCAACCGGGCGCAACGGTGGCCGTCCTGCGCTCCCTGATTGGTTTCGTGATGCTGGCCCACTGGCGCTCAAGCACCTCGCCGATGTCGCCACTGGCGTCGAACCTGCCGAGCCTGAACTTCGGTTCAAGGCTGCTTCCATCGTGGTTGATCGCATCTACGGCAAAGCCCCTGAGACCGTGACCCTCGAGGGCGAGCTCGCAATCTCGCGCATCGTGCGCACGATCGTCGATCCCAAAGATGGCTGACCTCGAGATCCCCACCCCGAGGTGGGCCAAGCCGTTGTCACAGCCAGCGCGCTACAAAGGCGCCCATGGCGGACGCGGGTCGGGGAAGTCTTGGCTGTTCGCTGAGATGGTTGTCGAGTGCCACGTCGCCGACCCCAACCGATCCACGGTGTGCGTGCGAGAGAAACAGAAGAGCCTCAACCAGTCGGTCAAGCGGCTGATTGAGCAGAAGATCATTGACCTCGGTGTGGGCCATCTGTTCGAGGTGCAGGACACGGTGATCAAGTCGTGCCAAGGGTCGGGCCGCATCATCTTCGTTGGCATGCAGAACCACACCGCCGACTCCATCAAATCCCTCGAGGGCTATGACTGCGCCTGGGTGGAGGAGGCGCAGAGCCTGTCACAGAAGTCGCTGGACCTCTTGCGCCCGACCATCCGCAAGCCCGACAGTGAGTTGTGGTTCACATGGAATCCGTCGCAGGCCACCGACCCCGTCGACCGGCTTCTGCGCAGCAAGGCGACCCCACCAGGGGCGATCGTCGTCGAGGTGAACTATGGGGATAACCCATGGTTCCCCGAGGTGCTGCGCAAGGAGATGGAATACGATCGCCGTCGTGACCTCGACAAGTACGCCCATGTGTGGATGGGGAAGTACGCGCAGGCCAGCGAGGCACGGGTGTTCAAGAACTGGCGTGTTGACGACGTGGTCGCACCCGCTGACGCCGTCCATCGCTTCGGTGCTGACTGGGGTTTCTCGGTCGACCCGACGGTGTTGGTCCGATGCCACATCATCGGGCGAACGCTCTACATCGACTATGAAGCCTATCAGGTGGGCTGTGACATCGTCGACACGCCGTCGCTGTTCTTGACGGTGCCAGAGTCTGAGAAGTGGCCGATTGTCGCCGACAGCGCCCGTCCTGAGACCATTGCACACATGCGCAAGAACGGGTTTCCCAAGATCATGGGCGCCGTCAAGGGCGCCAAGTCCATCGAGGAGGGCGTTGAGTTTTTGAAGGGCTACGACATCGTCGTGGACCCTCGTTGCGTCCACACCATCGACGAGTTGACCAACTACAGTTACAAACTGGACCCGCTGACTGGTAAGGTCCTGCCGGTCCTCGCCGACAAATCGAATAATGTCTGTGACGCGCTGCGCTATTCAGTAGAGGGCGCACGTCGTACCATTGCCCAGCGCAAGGCACCCGCTCCCCCTACTCAAATCGCCTCAAGGTGGTGACCAATGGCCCGTGAATCCAAGCTGACTCGTCAAGCCCGCGTCCACGCCGAAGCTCTCAAGGAGTTCGACGACATCCAAGCCGCGTGCAACGAAGAGCGCATGCAGTGCCTGTCTGACCGGCGTTTCTGTGCCGTCACTGGCGCGCAGTGGGAGGGCCTTGAAGAGCAGTTCAAGAACAAGCCCCGGTTCGAGGTCAACAAGGTGATGCGCGCCGTCAACCGCATTGTGTCCGAGATGCGCAACAACCCGATCACGTCGACGTTCCAGCCCAGGGACGACAAGGCCGACGACCGCCTCGCGGACCTCATGGCCAGCCTGCACCGTGCCGACGAACAGGACAGCGTGGCCGACGAGGCATATGACAACGGCGCCGAAGAGGCCGTGATGGGAGGCATCGGTGCGTGGCGCCTGCGTGCGGTCAAGGTCGACGACGAAGACGACGACAACGACGAACAGCGCATCCGGTTCGAGCCAATCTTTGACGCTGACTCGTCGGTGTTCTTCTCCCTCGACTCCAAACGTCAGGACAAGAGCGATGCCCGGTCGTGCTTCGTGCTGACGCCGATGTCCCGCGCTGCCTACGAAGAGGAGTACGACGACAGCCCCGAAAGCTGGCCTCCCGGCGTGACCCAGACCGAGTACGACTGGGCGCGGCCCGACACGGTCATCGTTGCCGAGTACTACCTTGTCGAGACGGTCAAGCGCACCATTCACGTGTTCCAGGACTTGCAGGGCGACGAGGAGGAGTACACCGACGAAGATCTCAAGGATGAGGAACTCGTCGTGGAGCTTCGTGACACCGGCGTGCGTGAGATGCGCCGCATCAAGAAGAACCACAAGCGTGTGCGCAAGTACACCATGAGCGGCGGCGGCATCCTCAAGGAAGAGATGATCGCTGGCCCGAACATCCCGATCGTCCCTGTCTACGGCAAGCGGTTCTTCGTCGACGGCATCGAGCGTTGCATGGGGCACGTCCGGCTGGCCAAGGACCCGCAGCGCCTCAAGAACATGCAGCTGTCCAAGTTGGCGGAAATCTCTGCGCTGTCGTCGGTGAGCAAGCCCATCGTGGCGCCTGATCAGGTGGCTGGCCTTGAGAACGATTGGCGAGATGACAACGTGGAGAACTTCGCCTTTCTCCGGCTCAATCCGCTGTTCAACGTCGACGGCAGCATGGTGCCCGCTGGCCCGCTGGCCTACACGAAGGTCCCCGAGATTCCGCCCGCCATGGCGGCACTGCTCCAGATCACAGAGCAGGACATGCAGGAGATCCTTGGCGAGAGCCAGGGGACAGAGCAGATCGTGTCCAACGTGTCAGGCAAAGCCGTCGACATGACCCAGCAACGGCTGGACATGCCAACGTTCATCTATGCATCCAATCGCGCCAAAGCGATGAAGCGCAGCGGCGAGATCTGGAAGGGCATGGCCCGCGAGCTTTACGTCGAGGATGGCCGCAAAATGAAGACGATCGACAAGGCGGACAAGACCAACTTTGTCGAGATGAACCGACCCACCGTCAACGACGAGGGCGAGATCGAGAAAGAGAACGATCTGTCATCAGCGGACTTCGACGTCGTTGTCGAGGTTGGCCCATCGTCGTCGTCGAAGCGTGCCGCCACCGTGCGGGCGCTCACGGGCATGATGCAGCTTGTGGCCAACGACCCCGAGACGATGAAGGTGCTGACGTCGATGAGCATGGCCAACATGGAAGGCGAGGGCATCGAAGACGTTCGCGGGTATTTCCGCAACCAGCTCGTGCGCATGGGCGTTGCCAAGCCCACCGAAGAAGAAGCCGCTCAGATGCAGCAGGAAGCCTCACAGCAGAAAGAAGACCCCAACGCCGTGTTGGCGCAGGGTATGGCAGAAGAAGCAGTCGCCAAGGCCGCCAAGGCTCGCGCAGACACGGTTGAGACCGTGGCCAACGCGGAGAAGATCAGGGCGCAGACCGTCCAGATCCAGATGGAGACTGGCGGGATGGGCGGCTTGGGGCTCGGGTTCGCCGGGCCACGGCGTCCCTGACCAGCGCGCTCACGTCTACACCGATCACCCGACGGTCGGTGTAGACGGTCTGACGGCGGACCCATTCGGCGAAGGTCATCGGCGCACCATGGTGTTAGCAGCCCACGCCTTATTTGCTTCACGCCAGCGCAGTGCCTCGGCTTTGGATGCCTCTTCCACTTCGATGGTGACGTCTGCCCACCACCAGAGGTGAGCGACTGCGGCGGTGGCGTCCTTGAGGCTTCCGGGTGTCGGCTTGGTCATTTTGTTGTCTCCCATTCCCATGGTGGCCCGCCTCGACTCCCGGCGTCTACTGCATTCCCATGCACACCAAGCCCGGTGCCTGTTGCACTTGGCTGCAGTCCCCCGTACACTAGGCCCACAGGTAACCAGCCCACCTCAAGGGCTGAGCGCAGCGGAGCTACATGACCACGCCAGAGGCAGAGGGAAGCGTTGACGTTGTCGAGGTTGAAGAGGCAGCACCCGCCGCCAACGAGCCCGAAGAAATCGTCAGCGTCACCATCGGGGAAGCGCCGCCCCCAGCAGAACCGGAAGAGCCTGCACCCGCCTGGGTGAAGGAAGTTCGAGCGAAGAACAGGGAACAGGCACGGCGCATCCGTGAACTTGAGGACCAAGCCAAGGCGAGAGAGCCCGCACCCAAGGTGCAGGCCCTGCCGCCAAAGCCGACCCTTCAAGACCACGATTACGACGAGGCCAAGTTCGAGACGAGTCTTGCAGGTTGGTTCGAGGCAAAGCGCAAGGTCGACGACGACCAAGCCAAAGCCAAGGCCCAAGCCGACAACCTCGTCAAGAGCGCGCAAGAGCGACAGGCCGCCTACAAGCAGAATCTTTCTGCGTTGAAGGTGGACGACGCTGACGAGGCGGAAGACGCCGTCGTACAGCACCTGTCGATCCAGCAGCAGGACATGCTGTTGGAGGGCACCGACGCCCCTCACCTCGTTGTTCTGGCCCTCGGGCGCAATCCGGCGAAGCTGAAAGAACTGGCCGAAATCAAGAGCCCCGCGAAGTTCGCAGTCGCTCTCGGGAAACTGGAGTCGCAAGTGCAGGTGACCAAGCGCAAGCCCTCGACGTCCCCCGAGTCCTCCCCCTCATCTGGCGCCGCCCGTTCTGGGCTCGCCGACAAGACCCTCGAACGGCTGGAAGCTGACGCAGAGAAGAGCGGGGACCGCAGTGCGGTCGTCGCCTACAAGCAGAAGCAGAAGGCCAAAGGAAGCTGACCCATGGCAAACGATTTCTCGAAGGAAGAACGCGTTGCGTTCGATGAAGTTCTGATGGCGTGGAATGACGAACTGGCGATGTCCCGCCTCGTCAAGATCTACAAGACCCCTCAGACCCAGATGGCCCGCTCCGGCGACGTCATTTGGCGCCCCAAGCCCTACGTGATGCCGTCCTACGATGGCCTCGACCAGTCGTCGAACTTCACCGCCCGCACGCAGCTGTCGGTGCCCTCGAGCATCGACATCAACAAGAGCGCGCCGTTCCTCCTCAGCCCCACGGAGCTCCGTGACCAGCTGCAGGAGAAGCGCCTCGGTGAAGGTGCCCGCCAGAAGCTGTCCAGCGACATCAACCGCAGCGTCTTGGACGCCGTCGCCCTGCAAGGTTCGCTGTTCGTGAAGCGGTCCGCCGCCAGCGTTGGCTTCGACGACGTCGCGCAGGTCGCTGCCCTGATGAACGAGACCGGCGTTCCGCTGGCCAACCGGCGTCTGTGCTACAACACCCGCGACTACCTCGGTGCCGCCAACGACTTGAGCAAGGCCAGCCGCAGCCTCGACAACGAGACCAGCGTGAAGGCGCTCCGTGAGGCGTACGTCGGTCGCCTCGCCAGCCTCGACACCTACCAGCTGGACTACTCCAGCCGGAAGGTCGCCGCCGCTGGTGGTGGTGCTCTGACCCTCTCCACGCTGGCCGCTGGCGTCAACGTCTACGTCCCAGCCGCCCGCAGCAATGCGGCCACCGGCCAGGGCAGCAACCTCGACAACCGCTTCCAGACGGTGACGCTCACCAGCACCACCAACGTGGCGGCTGGCGACTTCTTCACCATCGCTAACGTGTTCTCGGTGCACCCGATCACCAAGGTGTCGACGGGCGTGCTCAAGACCTTCAAGGTCATCAGCATCGCCAGCGCCACCACGATGGTCATCACCCCGCCGATGATCACCGCGCAGGGTGGCAGCATCGCCGAGATCCAGTACCAGAACTGCGCCGTCGAGACCGCCTCGGGCACCGCCGCCATCGTGTTCCTCAACACGGTGACCGCGCAGCAGAACCACTTCTTCGTGGAAGGCTGCATCGAGATGCTCCCGGGTCGCCTCGAGATCCCGACCGACAGCGGCCTCAGCGTCATGCGCGGCAGCACCGACCAGGGCCTTGAGCTGGTCATGAGCAAGCAGTCGGGTATCGATGCGCTCAACACCAAGTACCGCTTCGATGCGTTCTGGGGCGTCGTCGTCCTCGACACCGAGATGTGCGGCTCGATGATGTTCAGCCAGACCTGACCATTGAGAGGCGCCTCACACCGGGGCGCCTCTTTCCCCTTCTTTGCTTCTGGAGTCTCACATGTCCTCGTCCCTCATCGTTCCCGCTGGCGGCAAAAAGACCGTCAATCTCATCGCCTCCGACAAGATCGCCGTGTTCTGCCGGGGCACCTGCCTCGTCTACACCAACATCGGGTTCCCACAGTTCCCCGACAAGGTGTCCTTGCTCTCCGACGTCACCGCCGAAGAGTGGGTCTCGTCCGCCGTCAGCGTCGCCACCGAGTTGATCCTCGACAACAGCGGCAGCGCCTTCCCCGCCTACTACGAGATCGGGACCGCCCCGCTCGTGAAGGACGACGGGCGGAAGACGGCGGTTGCGCAGGGTGCCCCCGTTGCTCTCGACGTTGGTGCCCCAGGTGACATCACCGTGGCTGCCATCATGGGCGGCATTCTGACCTCGGCTGCTGCTGCCGTCACCGGCACCCTGCCAACCGGCACCCAGATGGATGCTGGCGGCGAATTTGCCATTGGTGACAGCGTCGACTGGTCGATCATCAAGACCGGCGCCAACACGTTCACCGTCGCCGTCAACACCGACCACACGTTCGTCGGGACCCTGACCGTCGCCACGGTGACCAGCGGGCGCTTCCGCACCCGCAAGACCGCCGCCAACACGTTCGTGACCTACCGCCTCGCCTGAACCGACGTCGACAAAGGCCCCCGCTGGTGTTACGCTGGCGGGGGCTTTCACTTGGAGTGCACATGGCATCGAAGAAGTCTCCCGCGAAGAAGTCTCCCGCCAAGCCAGCCAAGAAGGGTCCGCCCTTCGGCAAGATGCACGGCAAGAAAGGCAAGGGCTGCTGATGTCCTTCCCGACCCTCGTCTACCGCGTCCCTGGCCCGTACGCTGGCCCGTACGGTAAGACGTACAACAACCTTGGCATCAACGACGCTGCAGCCCTTGCGGCTGCCATCGCCGATGGCTGGCACAAGACGCTGCCCGAGGCGTGCGGCGTTGTCGCTGACGGAATCCTGATTCGTGGCACGCTTGGTGTGGAGTTCCCGCTCCATCCGCTGGCTGGGCCGGAGATCCTGCTCTCGTCCACGCCCGCTGACGACGACGCGCCTCCTTCCCGTGCTGAACTTGAGGCGCAAGCGTCGAAGCTCGGCCTCAAGTTCGACGGACGCACGCCTGACGGCAAGTTGTCGCGCATGATCGACATTGCGCTTGCCGACGCGGATGACGCCAGCGCGATGGACGCCGTCGCGGTCCAGCGGGAGAACAGCTGATGGGATGGTCGAAGCGTCAGTTCATCTCGCAGGCGATGGAAGAAATCGGCCTCGCGTCCTACGTCTTCGACCTCCAGCCCGAACAGCTTGAGTCGGCCCTTCGTCGCCTCGACGCCATGATGGCCGAATGGAATGGGCGCGGTTTGCGCCTCGGCTATCCAATCCCAGGCAGTCCACAAGACAGCGACCTCGACGAAGCCAGCGGCGTCCCAGACAACGCCAACGAGGCGGTCTACCTAAATCTGGCCCTGCGCTTGGCGCCGTCCTACGGCAAGCAGGTTGCGCCACAGACGATGTCCGCCGCCGCTCGCGCGCTGTCGACGGTGTCGCTGCGGTTGACGACGCCCCCGAAGATGCAACTCCCCGGCACCATGCCTGCGGGTGCGGGCAACAAACCCTGGCGCAACAATGTCTCCCCCTTCCTGCCTGCGCCGTCTGTTCCGCTGGATGCGGGCGACGATGGCGAAATCTCCTTCGACTGAGGTTCCGATGACCGTCACCATCAGCCAGCTTTCCGCCGTCACCTCACTCTCCACCGGCGACAACATCGTCATCCAGAGCGCCGCGAACAACGACGCTCGCAAGGCGTCGCTGTCGGTGCTGTTGGCGTTCGTTGAGGCGCAGTTTGCGTCGCCTGAGTTCACGACGGAAATCAACGCCCCGACGTCGTCAGGCTTCAACCTGCAGATGGTGGCCACCACTGACAATATGTGGATGATCATCAACCCGACCGGCGCCTTTGCCGCTGGCACGCTCACGCTGCCCCCTGTCGCCGATTGCTTCGACGGTCAGCAGATCGTGGTGACGTGCAGCGCAGCGATTACCGCGTTCACGGTGGCAGGCAACGGCGCCACCGTGACGGGCGCTCCGACGTCGCTCGGCACTGGCGGGTTCTTCGCCCTGCGCTTCAACGCCCTGCAGGACACGTGGTATTGCGTGTCGCAGTCGTTGGGGGCCACCAACGTCTTCACCAACATCACCGTTACGGGCGCCATCCTCGACGTCAACGGCAACACGATCCTCGCGCTCGACAAAGCTGCAAACGCAGTCAACCACATCGAGATCGAAAACGTCGCCACCGGTTCAAGCCCGGCCATCTCTGCGATCGGTGCCGATACCGACATTGGGATCAACTTCAACACCAAGGGCACTGGCGTCGTGTCGGTGGACGGCAATGCAGTCTTGACGACGGCAGTCGGTGCCACGGGGACAGGGACGCGTGTCCTGTCGGCTGGCCCAACGATTGCCATCCCGGTTCTGCAGAATCCGGTGTTTGAGGTTACCACGTTCGCCGCTGCCGACGCCCTGCGGACCTTTCGTGAGTTGATCGGGTCAGCCGCTGGTATGCGCGCCGTCATCAGTGATGCAGGCACGACGATGGCTCTCGGTGTCGCAGGAAACACGACCGTTGTCGGCGGTGGCGCCAACATCGTGCCGATGTTCTACAACGGCACCAACTGGAAGTACGGCTGAATGCAGATCCCCATCCTCAGCGGGATCTACTCCGACAACGGTCCCGACATCCGCCAGTCCTACCCGGTCAACCTCGTGCCGGTGCCCGCCGACAACGGTGTTAGCGCGGGCTACCTGCGCCCCGCCGATGGGCTGATCGCCATTGGTGACGGCGCCAACGGCGTGTGCCGTGGCACGTTCGCGTGGCAGGGCGTGGCGTACTTCGTGTCCGGCACTGAACTGGTGCGGATGGACGCCAACAACAACACGACCACTGTAGGCACCCTGGCCGACGGCGGGCCGGTTGCATGGGCGCAGGGCTTCGACCGCTTGGGCATCGCCAGCGGCGGGACCCTCTACTATCTCGCCCTCGACGGCGTGACGCTCACCACGGTGACCGACGTCAACGCGGGCGTGGTTCTGGACGTCATCTGGGTCGATGGCTACTGGATGGTCACGGATGGCGAGTTCCTTGCCGTCTCCGACCTCACCGACCCCACGATCTTCAACCCGTTGAAGTACGCGGGCAGCGAGTCGGACCCCGACCCCATCCTTGCGTTGCAGCGCCTGCGGAATGAGGTCTACGCCATCAACCGCAACTCGATCGAGTGCTTCGACAACGTCGGCGGGACCGGCTTCCCGTTCGACCGCATCGACGGCGCCAAGATCACCAAGGGCGCCATCGGGACCAACGCGGTGTGCGTCTACCTCGAGGCGCTGGCGTTCGTTGGCAGCGGCTACAACGAGGCCCCCGGCGTCTACCTTGGTCAGAACGCGCAGGCGTCCAAGATTTCCACCGTCGAGATTGACCGGCTCTTGGCCACCTACAGCGAGGCGGACCTTTCCACGTTGGTGCTCGAGACGCGCAACGACAACGGCCACCAACACCTCTACATGCACCTCCCAGACCGCTGCATGGTGTTTGACGCTGCCGCCAGTGCGGCGCTTGGACAACAGGTATGGTTCTGCCTGACGTCGTCGTTGGTGGGATTCAACGTCTACCGGGCTCGGCACTTCGTGTGGGTGTACGACCGCTGGCTGTGCGGCGACCCCACGAACTACACGATCGGCTACCTCTCGCAGACCATCTCCAGCCACTGGGGCGAGCCCGTGCGGTGGGAGTTTGGAACGGCCATCGTCTACGGCGAGTCTCGCGGCGCCATGTTCCACGCGCTGGAGCTCGTCAGCCTGACCGGGCGCATTGCGGTCGGTGAAACGCCCCTCATCTCGACCTCGTGGAGCACCGACGGGCAGACGTGGAGCCAGGATCGCAGTATCAGCGCGGGCACCACCGGCGACCGCGCCAAGCGGTTGGTGTGGCTGCAGCAGGGCTACATGCGCACCATGAGGATGCAGCGTTTCCGGGGTGACTCGTCGGCTCATC